CAAAACCAGACAGCATACCGAAAAAAATAGCTGAAATTCATGAAGAAGAAAATAATAATTTCAATAGTTCAGTTAAAAGTGGCGTTACTGTTTTTGAAACTAATAAGTTACGTCTAACAAGTACAAACTCTACTGGTTCCTATACATTTGCTAATGATGTAGATTTAGGTGCTGATTTTGCTGTGTCAGTAGACAGAATACTGACAACAGTAGGTGATATTGCAAATTCAAACATTACACAACTTATTACTGGTCCCCCAAATGGTGTTACTTGGAAAAATTATGCAACTGATGGTAATTTCAGTGGTCCTAGTGCAGATTTCGTAGACTGTAAAATATTAGTGCAGACAAGACAAAGTTCAGAAAGTAGTTTTAGTACTGCTGTACCTTTTGCTAGTGGTATTTTTACAACAAGATTTTTGAGATTTAGTTTAGCACTATCTTCTACCGATCCAAACCAAAATATTCATGTTATAGAAGCTGGTTATAAACTACTTTTTGACCAGAGAATTGAAGTTGGTACTTTGCTTCAGACAAGTGGCGGAACTAAAGTTGTAACTTTTAATTCTCCCTTCTTTACAGGAGGATCAGGGTTTAGTGGTGGAACTTTTAATCCTTCAGTTGGAGTTTCTGTAACTGGACTATTGTTTGCTGAAACTTTCCAAATAACTAACATATCAGGAACAGGTTTCACTTTAACTATTAAAGATAAAGATGACAATACTGCTAATGTGACCAGAACTTTTTCATACACTGCTAGTGGTTTTGGGAAAGGCGTGTAGAATATGAAAAACAGAACTTAAAATGGCTAGACAAGATTACGATATCGATGATGGAACGGGAGCCCAGGTCCTAGCAGACTTAAATGCTGTTTTTGATGCTGTCCTGTCTACTAACTCTGGTTCGGGAGTACCAACATACGCAGTTGTTGGAACTATGTTTCTTGATGGTAGTAATTTAAAAATAAAACATGGAACGAATCCTAGCGACATTACAACAATAGGCAATATAACAACTGCAAATTTAGGTTTCTTGTCTGCCACTGGTGCGACAATGACAGGACGACTAAATTTATCAAGACAAGGACAATCCGCATCTGTTCCTGCATTAGATTTTGGAACAACAAATACAGGTATTTATAAAGAAAACTCAACTGATAGTGTTGATATAACTGTAGCTGGAACTAGAAGAGCTACTTTTAACACTGATGGATTAGCTTTAAATAGCACGAGGTTTTTACAGTTTGCACATACAAATGCAACATTAAATGTAAAACAGGTAGTACCTAGTTCTGGAGCAGGAGATAAAACTATAAATATTCCTCATCAAAATAGTACTTTATTAACGCAAGATGATTTTGGCACTAACTCAGGAGTTACATCGTTTAGTAAAATTTCACAAATTTTTAGAGAAAATAATACAAGTGAATTAAGAATATCAGGTGGTAGTTCTGTTTCTGCTGGTGCAAACATAATCTTGTATGGAGGAGCACATTCTTCTCAGGCAAATCGTTTTGCTTTTTTCTCTCCAAATGCTAGTGGCTCTAATCTTTTAAGAGCAATGATTGATGCCAGTGGAGTGTTTTTTGCGGGAGATGTCGGAGTTGTCACAGGTTGGAACTCAAGCCAAATTTCATTTAGAGCTCATAGAGCTAGTGGTAACTGCAAAGCCCAATTTACAACTGGTGGATATGGAGCAGGGTCAACAGACGGAACATTTATAGGTATTGATTCAAACGGTAACTCAGTTTTTGAAAATGCTGAAGCCACATCAATGAAGTTTGCTGTTAATGGTAGTACAAGACAAATAATTACAAGCACTGGAAAAGTTGTTGTTGGTCTTAACGCAGCAGCTTCAGTAGGTGATGGACTGCTTCAAGTGCAAGGTGCTAGTGGTATATCATACGCATCATTTAGAAATACAGGAACAGTCACCAGTGGTCAAATTTTCGGTGGATTTAACGCATTCTCTGGAACGAATGACGTAGCTTCTATATTTGCAAGACAAGATGGAGCCACAACCGATGCTAGGCTTGTGTTTTCAACTCAAAATAGCGGAAGTTTAACTTCAAAAATGATAATTACAAGCCCAGGGCATATAAGATTTTTTCAAGATAGCTCAAGCACTCCAGGATTTAACAATACAACTACAGGTGCAGCTTTTGAAACTGCTCCTTGTCTTCACATAAGTAGAAATGATTCTAACCCAACTATGAGCCTTAACACTAATACAAATGGTGGACAGATGATAATATTTAGAAATGATGGTGTTGAACAAGGAAGTATAAAAATTCAATCTGATGGTTCTGGTATTATTATTGCTGGAGAATCTGATTACAGGCTTAAAGAAAATATAATTGATATTGATGATGGTATTACAAGATTTAAAAAACTTAAACCAAAAAGATTTAACTTCATAAAAGCAAAAGAAAAAAATCCAACTACTTTTAATACTTATGATGGATTTTTAGCACATGAAGTTTCTGAAGTTTGTCCAGAAGCAGTAATAGGAGAAAAAGATGGGAAAGAGATGCAGAAACTTGATCCAACAAAATTAATAACTGTTACGGTGGCAGCATTACAGGAACTCATTGCCAGAGTAGAAGCTTTAGAATCTAAATAGACTTATACTTGCTTTCAAGCTATATTTACTTTAAATGTTTAACTAATGGCTGATCCAACATACACTTATACTTGGGATTTGGATACTTCGGGTGAAGCTTTAAGATATAATCTTGCTGAACCTGATAAAGGTTTAGTAACTTCTGTTAATTGGAACGTAAAATGTACATCTTCTGATAATTATGAATCTGTTTTAAATAGTTCACAAGGTTTTGAAAAAGGTGAAACTTTTATAGAGTTCAAAGATCTTACAAAAGAACAGGTTATAGGTTGGGTAAAAACAGCTTTAACAGATGAAATAGTAACAGAGATAGAAACTAAATTAAAAAATAAAATAATTGAACAAAGAACACCTACAATTGCCTATGGTACTCCCTCATCTTGGTCTAGTTAAATGGCAATCGAACCTGGAACTTATAATTTTACCCTTCAGAGAAGGTCAGATCATACCATTCCTTTAGTTTTCAAAGATGGTAATAATAATGCTATTAATTTAACAGGATTTACTGTTGCTGCACAGGTTTGGGAAGAAACACGCACCACAAAATTTGCTGACTTTTCTGTTTCTTATACAGATAGAGTCGCTGGATCGGTGAGTATAACTTTAACAGATACACAGACAGCAACTTTTACACCAGAAATTTTAAAATATGATGTGTTATTAATTGATGCAGGTGGTAACAGAGAATATTATTTAGAGGGTACAATATTTATGAGTGAAGGTTACACAACTGCATGACTTCTGTAAACATCACCACAGATAAAAATACCGTTACTGTTAACGGTGATACGAATGTTGTAACTGTTGCGACTCCAGGACCGCAAGGACCCTCTTTTGCAACATCAAGCACACCTTTAAATGATTTCAACAAAGTCAACAATTCAATAGTGTATTTTGACTCAACTGCTGGTACATTTAAGGCAGATCAAACACGCACTGTCGAAAACTTAGTAGACGGAGGAAACTTCTAACATGGCAAACACCTTAAGAATTAAAAGATCTACTGGATCGTCAGCACCAACTTCATTAGCTAATGCAGAATTAGCATTTACCGAGGGAACTGAAACCCTGTTTATTGGTAAAGGTACTGGAGGTGCTGGAGGTTCAGCTACCAGTGTTATAAAGATAGGTGGTAAAGGTGGTTTCTTTGATAAAGATACAGTTCAAAATGCTAATAAAGTATTATCAGGACCAACTACAGGAAGTGATGCTGCTCCTACATTCAGAGCATTAGTAAGTGATGATATTCCTTCTCTTGCCCATACAAAGATTAGTGATTTTGATACTGGAGTAAGAACAAATACTCTAGATCAGATGGCTGCTCCTACTAGTGCAGTTTCAATGAACTCACAGAAGATTACAGGATTGGCAGATCCTACTGGTGATAATGATGCAGCAAATAAAGGTTATGTAGATGGAGTCGCTCAAGGTTTAGATGTAAAGGATTCTGTGGTTGCTACAACTACTGCGAATGGCACATTATCTACTGCATTTGCTAATGGTCAGTCGATTGATGGCGTAACTTTACAAACTGGTGATCGAATATTAATTAAAAACCAGACTACCGCTTCACAGAATGGTATCTACAACGTAAATGCTTCTGGAGCACCTTCTCGTGCCACAGATATGGCTACAGGTGCTAATGCTGCTGGTGCTTTCGTTTTTGTAGAACAGGGAACAGTTAACGCAGAAAATGGTTTTACCTGTACTTCTGATACTGGATCTGCTGTTGTCGGAACGAATAACCTGACATTTGCACAGTTCTCTGGTGCAGGACAGGTGATAGCAGGAGATGGTTTAGATAAATCTGGTAATACTTTATCTGTTGATTTAAAGGCTAATGGTGGTCTTGTAATCGAATCCACAGAAATAGCTGTAAAGCTTGATGCAAGTTCAATCACTGGAACACTTGCCATTGGAGATGGAGGCACAGGTGCTACTACTGCGACTGCTGCCCTAACAGCACTTGGGTTATCCAATTATGCAAAGACTCTGATAGATGATGCGGATGCTGCTGCTGCCCGTACAACTTTAGGACTTGGCAGTATTTCAACTCAAGCTGCTAACAATGTTTCAATAACAGGTGGTTCGATCACAAACCTAACAACATTTGATGGTATAACCATAGATGGTGGTAGCTACTAATCTATAGGAGGTTATAGCTCATGGCTAATGTAATTAAACATAAGAGAGGATCTGGTAGTGATCCAGTTGCAAGTGATCTTGTTGTCGGTGAAGTAGCGATAAGAACTGATGTTGGTAAATTGTTTACCAAAATGGATAATGGATCTGTTGCAGAGATAGCTGGTGGTGGTAGTGATATTGCAATAAATACACTTAGCTCATCTTCTGGAACAGGTGGTGGTAGTGCAACCTTCAATGGATCTGCATTTAGATTTACCTTGTCTGCACCTCCTTCTGTATCAGCACAGCAGTTATTGGTAAGCATCAATG